CGTGTAACCCTTAGGGCATACTGCGCAAATGCACCAACAATAGGACATTGTGGTGTCTCATACGCTGTAGACAATGCCTTGGCACGCAACAATTCATCCATAACCTTTGGACCAGCATTAATGAATGATTGCGTCCACCCAAATCCCATGACAAATCGGCGTGGTTCACGAATGATCTCACCACTCTCCGAAAATATCATACCGCAAAAAGATGCAGCACAAGGATCCACAACCTCTTCAATCTTGATAGTGAAGCCTAGATTCAAATAATCCTTGGCATTAAGCTCCACATCAGTACAGAACAGCCCATCATCACCTTCAACAAACCCAGTTAAGTTGCCACCTTTCTCTGCAACAATAAACTTGGCAAGCATCAAATTGGTGAAACCATTACCCAATGAGGTACACATATCACCGGACATCCTGCGGCCTTCAACATCCGCATGAACGCCAGTACGAGTACGCATACGGTTTGTCCCTTTCAGAGTATCACACAAGAACTCAATGTCAGAACAATCTGATAGACAATACCGATACAACTCACATTCACATGCATCAAGCAATGCAGGCGTGAAGTGGCTCTCAAACGCGGTGAAGTCAGTGGCGTAATAACGACTGCCAGCATGTTTTAAAGCAGAAATCCTAGCAGGTCGCTCAGGAACTGGTACATGCTTAATAAACTCAGGCAATGCATAAATCACGTCCTCAATGGCCTTAAATTTAGGTCCGCTCCAAGCCTTAAAAGCATCACTACGACTATTAATCATACGAGCATGCTTCCAAGTGGGATAAAACTCGGACTTAACAAAGGTATCAATATGAGAAGCTTTCTTACGAGAAGGTCGACCACCACGAAGATCTTCATAGGCTTGTCTCAATTGATCCTTTCGCTGTTCATTATAAGAGGTACTCTCCAACCACTCTCCAAATTCCATCTCATGAGTTTTCGGAACATTATCTTCCAAAAATTTGCGAACAAAGGTCCTGAACCGATCCAAAACACCCGGTTGAGGCGGAGGAACATCACGCATCAGCCGTTGTTTAAACGCACACTCAACTGTGTCTGGGTCATTAGAGTCCATACACACAGGAGCATATCCAGGAACCGCACACGAGTTTAAACGCCTGTACATTCTACGACGCGCCGCACGATTAGTAGGTAAACTTACATGAGCCGCACCAGTATCTACAATAGATGAAGTTGGCCGAGGTAACGGTGTCTCAACAACACGAGCTCCCTCAGCAAAAACCTTTCGATCAGTTGTAAATGGATTTAATGGGGCGGCCGAAAACAGGTCGCCCCCACCTCGAAAAAAGAACC